CGCCGCTTGTGGTCAACATTGTACGGGCAGAAAAGCCGCAGGAATGAGCCTTGGAGGTAACGCGCCAACTCTACGGAGCCCAGCACGACTTTGTGGCCTGTACCGAGCGTTTTACGGCGTTCATCGGCGGCATTGGCTGCGTCGCCGCCGAGACTATCGTTGAGGGCGTCCCGATTGCCGAGCGAGACTCGGCGGGGCAAGTTACGACGCTGCACGGGCCAGCGATGGCGTCGAGGGCTTTTCGGAAGGGGCGAGCTGATCTGTATCGTGTTCAAACACAATCGGGCGCGGCGGTTGTGGTAACTGAACAGCACCGCTTCCTAACGCCAGAAGGGTGGCGTCCGCTTGCGCGCCTGTCCGCTGGGTCTTTCGTAGCTGCTGATGGAAGCGGGCATGATCATTCTGTGAGCGGAACACCACGAGGTTGGTCGGAGCGTTGTGCGTCGCGTCCTCATCCAGGTGGTGGATTATCCATCCCTGTGGGAGCGGCTGGCCAAAGCAGATTGCGGCGACCTCATAACACTGGCGGCGATAGTAGTGCAAGGTCGTTCTCTGACTCTTTCCGCCCTTCCACTGGGCATTCTTGGGGCCAGTTGCGCGCGACTCAACTAGCCCGCGGCGACTTGTACCGTGAGAGCGTAGGCGTCGGCGGATTACCTCGGGTGACACGCCATAGGCCTGGCCGAGATCAATGGTGGACTCGCCCGTCAGATAGCGGTCTGCGATCTCATCCATCGGGAGTTGATGAACAGGTAGGCGGCCCTTGCCAACTCGGATTCCCTGCGAAATCAGAATCTTGGATACGGTTGACTGGAGCATCCCGAGTTGCTGAGCAACAAGGCGCTGGTTCCCGAGTTCCTGAAAGGTGTGCACAATCAGAGCATAATCATATTGGCGGGCCCGGCCCCGATGGTTCCCGGACTTGTTCATGGCCTTATTATAGCACATTTTGGGACAGAATAACAACTATATCCTACTCACGGCACGGTGACTTCTACGATTTGTCAGTGCCGGATGGCAACCACTACCGAGCTCATGGCTTGTGGCACCACAACAGCGGCAAGACGTATGCGGGGGCCATCAAGCTGTTGGTCCAGTGTGGCGAGAATCCAGGCCTCTACGGTGTGATCTCGCCAACCTATCCCATGCTCCGGGACGCAACGCTGAGGTCTGCCCGGGAGGTGCTGGGCCGGGGCCTTACGGGATTCAACAAGGCCGAGATGGTGGCCACGGTCCAGGGGGGCAGCGAGATCCTGTTTCGCAGCGCAGACAACCCCGAGCGACTGCGCGGGCCAAACCTGAGCGGCGTTTGGATCGACGAGGCCGCGCTATGCCATCGCCAGACGTGGGACATCCTCATAGGCCGACTGCGCGCCGGGGGCAAGGCTGGGCCGTGCTGGATCACGACAACACCCAAGGGGCGCAATTGGCTATGGGAACGCCGCGATCAGATGCGCATATTCAAGGCCAGGACGCAGGACAACTGGTACCTGTCCCCCGAGTTCGTGGCCTCGCTAGAGAGGGCCTACAGCGGCGACTTTGCCCTCCAGGAGCTAGGCGGCGAGTTCGTGGCCTTCGAGGGCCTGATCTATGGCGAGTACGACCGGGACGTGCACACACAGCGCCGTAAGGCGGCAGAGTTCTCGCGCGTCGTGGTCGGGGTCGACGAGGGCTACACCAACCCAGCGGTGGCGCTGGTCATCGGGGTGGACGGTGACGGCAGGGCGCACGTGCTCGAAGAGTTCTACAAGCGCCAAGTGCGCCAAGAGACGTTCGTCACCGAGTGCGTGGGTATCCATGAGCGCTACACCGTGGAGCGGTTCTACGTGGACCCCTCGGCGGCGGGCCTGATCGGAGCGATGGCCCACGCGGGTCTGCCCGTTATGCCGGCGAACAACGCGGTGACGGACGGCATACAAGCCGTCAAGGCGCGGCTGGCAGTGCAGGGCGATGGGCTGCCACGGCTGACGCTGGACCCAGCCTGCGCGAACACGGCGAGTGAGTTCGAGAGCTACGTCTGGGCCAAGACGCGCGATGGCCAGGCCCTCGACAAGCCGGTGAAGGACAATGATCACTCCATGGACGCCATCAGATATGTTTCAAGCGCCCTGGCACAAAAGAGACGAGGCTGGCGATCCTGGTGAACATCATCCAACGCCTGGGGCGGGCATACAAGGCCGCTAGCGCGGCCATGCGCTGGCCGGGGGCGGGGTCCTTTGCTTCGTGGATCATGCCGCGGAGCGACATCGACTATCAGACCGAGGTGGGCACGGGGCGCAAGTCGTCCGTGGTCATGGCCTGCGTGGGCTGGGTGATGCGGACGTTCCCCGAGGCGCCGGTGCAGGTACTCAGGCGCAACGCTGAGGGGGCCATGGAGGCCGTGGAGCAGCACAAGCTGCTGGCCCTCCTGGAGAGGCCGAACCCGTACTATCCTGGCGAGTTGCTGTGGCAGGCCACGATGGGCGACCTGGAGACCATGGGCAACGCCTACTGGCGCAAGATTCGCAACGGCTACGGCGCGCCCGTGCAGTTGTGGTGGATGCCCCAGGCCACGACGGAGCCCCGTTGGTCACAGCATGGCACCGACTATATCTCGCACTATGACTATACCGTAGACGGCCAAACGGAGCACCTGGCGCCCGAGGACGTGGTGCACTTTCGATGGGGCCTGGACCCCGAGAACGTGCGCAAGGGCCTGGCCCCGCTGCAGTCGCTGTGGCGCGAGGTGTTTACCGATGACGAGGCGGCGGCGTTCAGCGCCGCGCTGTTGAAAAACATGGGCGTGCCGGGGGTGATCCTGAGCCCGAGCGGCGCGGACCTGGGCACACCCGGGCCAAACCCTGACGAGCAGGACGCGATCAAGGAGAACTTTAGGCAAAAGTTCACCGGGGACAAGCGCGGCGAGCCGCTGGTCATGGAACAGCCGATGAATATGCAGATCGTGTCGCTGTCGCCGCAGCAGATGGACCTGGGCCAGCTGCGCGAGATCCCTGAGGAGCGCGTCTGTGCCGTCATGGGCATCCCGGCGGCGGTTGTGGGGCTGGGCACGGGCATGCAGCAGACCAAGGTCGGGGCCACGCTGCGCGAGCTGCGCGAGCTGGCCTACGAGTCACACATCATTCCGATGCAGCGCCTTACGGGGGGGCAGGTCGAGTCGCAGCTGCTGGTAGACTTTGAGGACCCGGCCAAGGCGGCGATAGGCTTTGACGACAGCAAGGTACGCGTACTGCAGGAGGACGAAGACGCCAAGTGGACGCGCACGGACACAGCGGTGCGCGGCGGCTGGATGACCATTCTGCGTGCCAAGGAAATCGTGGGCGAGACGCCCGAGGACGGCGACAACATCTACCTGCGGCCGATCAACGTGGTGGAGGTGGGACCTGACGCCCCCGAGCCGGAGCTTACAGAGCCGACCAGCGACCAGGGCGAGATCGCCCCCGGGGACTTACGCGGCGAGGAAGAGGACGAAGAGCCAGACGATGACGGCGAGGACGAAGGCGAAAAAGCAGCGAAGTCGCCCGGAAGGGGGGCGGCGGGCGCCGAGACGGCGCGCCCTTTTGAGGGCGCCGCGACCAAGACGCTGTGCTCGGATGAGCGCATCTGGGCCGGCAAGGCCCGGTACCCAGACGAGACCAAGGCCAGCAACGCGGATCGCATCTACCTGCAGCGTACCGAGCGCGAGGCGCGGAGTCTGGCCAAGCGATTCCAGATGGACGTCAGCCGGGCGCTGGTCAAGCTGGCTGACGCCGTAGAGATCACGGTGCGCGAGGCGGCAAAGGAGGCCGTCCCGAAGCCTGACCCAGACGAGGCCTGGGCTACCAGCATGACCCCGGACGGCGGCGAGGTGGTCACGGTCGAGGTGCCCGAGGAGCTACTGGAGCAAGCGGGGCTGCGCACGCTGTACGAGGCCAACTATGAGCAGATCATCAACACGACGCTGGGCACGGTAGCGCAACGGCTAGCCATGCCGGTCAACGTGATGCTGCCCGACCCCGTGGCCCGGGACATGATCCGGCAGGGCGGCCAGAGGATCACGCGCATCGGGGATCAGACGCGGCGGGCCATCACCGGGGCACTGGCCGACGGGCGCATCGCCGGCGACGGAGCCAAGGCCCTAGAGAGACGCATCCGGTCCTATGTCGAAGGTCGGCACATGTATCCCGGCATCTTTGCGCGCGCCGAGGCAGCCGGGCGAGACGGCGACAGGGCAGCGCGGATGTACCGCGGGGAGACCATTGCCAGGACAGAGACCAAGAGGGCGCAGAACCTGAGCGCGATCAAGAGCTTTCAGGGGAACGCGCAGTGTTCGGGGATCAGGGTGTGGGACGGCGAGGGTTGCGGCTGGACGTTCCACGATGACCCGCTGGTGGCCAACGGGCGGCTGGTGAGCTTCCAGGAGGCCGCGGACCAGCCATTGTCGCACCCGCGCTGCGTGCGGTCGATGGGGCCGGTGGTCAAGGGCGAGGGGCCGGTGGCGCCCGCCCCATGACCCTGCACAGCATCCTGGGTCTAGCCATGGTCCTGGCTATGGTGGCGTTCTGCTGGCTGTGCGGCGAGGCGTGGTTCATAAGCTGGTGGCTGAGTCTGGGAGGGGGATAGGATGACGCTCTGTAGCAGTGCAGCCTTTACGACAGCGGTGACCAAGGCGCTTGGCATCAAGGCGCCCGTATACCATTTGGTGATCGAGGCCAGGGTCGGCGACGTTGTGAGGGTCTATGTGTCGCTGTACGGCACGCGGGACTTGATCGAGGTGACAGAGGGGCTAGACGGTGCAGAGGTGACGATCTTGGGTGGTGCCGACGAGGTCGCCGATGCCTGAGCTGTGGAGCTGTATGGGGCTGGTGTTGGGGGTAGCGTTGCTCATGTGGATCATTAACGAGCTGGGCGAGCGCAGTAGCCGGCGCTTTATGCGTCGGTGGCAGGACCCCTTCGATGACTGACCTGTGGGGGCTGTGGGGGACGTGGGGAATAGGCGGAGACGACGAAGAGCCTATGTGGTGCAGCGACGGTGATTCGGCCGTGTTTGCATTGCCGAGGCCATTGGCCATGGCGCAAAAAGTCTACTGGGAGCACCTGTATCCAGATTGTCATTGGTGCGTCGCCCGCATCGGGGACGACGGCCTGCCCAAGCCAGGCGCCGACCCCGAGCATGCCGTGGTGGGGGATCTCGTCTGCGTCGGGACCGACGAGGCTGGCGATGACTGGATGCCGCTCGAGGCGGCAGAGTACGACGACTTGGCCGCGTACCTGGCGACGCGCAAGCCTGGCGACCAGGTGGGCGATTATGCGTGGTAATGCAGGAGAATAGACGATGCCGGACAACGAAGATGCCGGGGTGTACGATTCGCAGGACGACGCGGAAGAGGAAGAGGGGCCCGGGGCAGAGCCTGAGGTCGTAGAGACCTCGCCATCCGAGGTGGACGACTGTGACGGTGCCGCGATGGACGCCGCGCGTCAGGGCGACGTGGTGGGGATCTGGGAGCTGCACCTGGTGCTCAACGGATACAAGCTCTGGCGCCGCATTGGCGACAAGGGCAACGTGATGCGGCGGGAGACCGGTGGCTGACGGTAGGTCGGTGTAGGATGTGTGAGGAGGGGGACATGAGGGGCTACGTCTGCGTGGACGATGGTTCGGTGTGGGTCAAGGACGAGCCGCCGGAGTACAAGGACATTGATGCGTACCTGCATGGGCGCGTCATCGGATCACGCATAGGGGACTGGGAACTTGAGCTCTATCGCTGGGGCTGTGAGGCCGACGCGGGGTATGTCAGGCAGATATGGCGCCATACGCAGGATGGGCGCAAGGTTACTCACTCGCTGGCGGCTCCCAAGCAAGGATGGCCCAAAACGCCTTTCGGATGTCCGGTGCGCACGTGGGGTTGGCAGGGTGCCGGTGGCTGACCGGCTTTCCGACGCGACGCTGCGCGAGTTCATGCTCGTGCTGCGTCAGGCCATGTTGCTCGTTGTGGGGTGGATTAACAAGAGGTACGGCTTGAGGTAATCGACAGCCATTATCTGACAACATCATAGGCAGTGCGGTCAAGGCGAGTGCGCTCGCCCACCGCCCCGCCCCGTTTCCTGGGCAGTGCCCCTCGGCCCCGCTCAGTAGGCGGGGCTTTTTTTGTGACAAGGAGACGACACATGCCAGAAGCACAGATTAAGCAGTTCAAGGCCCTGGTGGACTTGCCAGACGCGGACGACAACACGCCCGAGGGCACCATAGTGGCCCGCTTCAGCGTGTTCAACGTGCGCGACGAAGAGGACGACGTGGTCTTGCCCTCCTTCTTCGTCGAGGGGCAAGAGATGGCCATGGCGGCGTGGGGGCATGACTGGGGGTCTCTGCCGCCGGCGAAGGGAAACATCCACGTTGACGCTGAGGGCGCGACGTTCACCGGGCGCTTTTTCATGGACACCGATAGCGGCGTCCAGCACTACCGGACGGTGAAAAACATGGGCCCCCTCCAGCAGTGGTCCTTTGGTTTCCGCGTGACAGAAGCCAAGGACGACGAATGGACGGACGGCAAGCCTGCGCGGTTGCTGGTCCACGGTGAGACCTACGAGGTCTCGCCGGTGCTACTCGGGGCCAACCAACAGACGCGCACCGAGTACGTGAAGGGGCGCAGCGAACCGATGACCTACGCAGATGAGGCAACGAAGGCGCTTGCTACCTTTGCTGCACTCATCGAGCGCACCAAGGCGCTTACTGCCTTGCGCGCTGAAGACGGTCGTCAGCTGACCGACGCCCACCGCGGCTACATCGCCGAGATGAAGAGGGATCTGGACATCCTCGAAGCCCTGGCCGAGCCGGCACCGGAGCCAGAAGAGCCCGAGGCCGCGCCCGAGCCCGAGGACTATGACCCCGAATCGGCACAGCTGCACACGGCGTTTCTGAGCATTCTGAGCAACTACGCAGAACAGGAGCTATAGACATGGGAGCGACACTGAGAGAGATGCGGAAGACGCTGGAGGCCAAGCAGAACCGGCTCCAGGCGATCTTTGACCAGGCCACGGCGAACAGCGAGGTCGACACAGCTGATGGGGCCAAGGGCCAGAAGCGATACGACTGGGACGCGGTGAAGGAGTTTGAGAACCTGGCCGACGGCGCGGCCAAGATGAAAGAGGTCAAGCGCCTCAACCTGGAGCTCAACGATCTAGCCGATGAGGCCAAGGGCCTGGCCGAGGTTGAGGCTGCGGACCGCAACGTCAGGCGCATAGGCGAGGACATGGACAAGCCTGACGCTGGGCACGCCCTGCCCCGAAACCAGCCCGGCGACGTGGAGCCGAAGAGCCTGGGCGAGCTGTTCACCGACAGCAAGTCCTATCAGGATTGGACGCAGCAGGAAAAGGGCGCGGAGTACGAGCTAAAGGGCGTCGATCCTCGGCCTTTACTGCAGACCAAGACCCTGTTTCAGACGAGCGACGGCTGGGCGCCCGAGACGACCCGCACCGGCAAGGTAATCGGCGCTGCGACGGCGCAGCCCGTGCTGATGGACGGGATTCCACGCAACACGACCAGCCAGGCCGCCGTGGTCTTTATGTACGAGGACACCTTCACCAACGCCGCCGCCGAGGCCTCGGAAGGCGAGGCGTTCGGCGAGGCTGCGATCGGCCTGACCGAGCAGTCGCTGACCATCCGCAAAGTGGCCACGTTTCTGCCGATGACCGACGAGCAGCTAGAGGACGTGACCTACGCGCAACGGTACGTCACCAGCCGACTCACCCTGATGATGAACCAAAGGGCAGAGCAGCAGGTGCTGGTCGGCGATGGCAATGCGCCCAACATGCTGGGTGTGCTGAACTGGAACGTGGGGCAGTCGTCCATCCAGACACAGGCCCTGGGCACTGACAATGTACCTGACGCGGTGCACAAGGCTATGACGCTGGCGCGCGTCACCGGGCGAGCGGAGCCGAGCTTGGCCGTGTTCCATCCGAACGACTGGCAGACCGTCAAGCTGCTTCGGGACGGCGAGGACCGCTACCTCTACGGCGGCCCGGCCGATCCTGGGCCAAACCGCATTTGGGGTCTGCCCGTGATCCAGACGACCTATGAGACAGAGAACACCGGGCTGGTCGGCGACTGGGCCGGGTACTCTGAGTTCGTGATGAAGGCGGGGATCACGTTCAAGATCAGCGACTCGCACGATGACTACTTTACCAAGGGCAAGCAGGCTTTGCGCTGCACGTTCCGTGCTGTGCTGGTGATCTACCGCGGCTACGCGTTCGCCAAGATCACAGGAATCTGAGCAGCAGGAGATAGGAGGCATGAAATGACGAAGCGAACAAGAACGCTCCTGCTGACCATGGCTGTCATCGCGGCGGTGTTTGCCGCCGTGAGCTGTGCGCCGAGCTATATGGGCCCGGTGTATCGCACGTCTGGCAAGCTCACCGTGGACTCTGGCGGCGAGCTAGAGGTGAAGAGCGGTGGCATCGTTGACCTGCAGAGCGGGGCGTTCATCACGAACGCATCCGGGCTGTTGCTCGACGGTGGCTCCGACGAGGTACAGCTGACGGTCCAGGGGTACGAGGCGCAGACAAACGCCATCATGGTGGTCGAGAACCAGCTGGGCACAGACATCCTGACCGTGCACAGCACGACCATCACGACGGCCGGGACCCTGGTGTGTTCGGGCGCAATTGACGCTAACAGCGGCGTAGATGTGCTCACGGACCTGACCGTGGCGACCACGGCGTTCGTCGCCAGCGCCTCGGGCTACGTGACCTCGACTGTGCAGGTGCAGTCGGCGGACCTGAAAAGCACGGACGATGTGCTGGTCGGCGACGATCTAAACGTCGGCAGCAGCGCGGTCGTGGCCAGCGCCAGCGGGTACCTGACGACCACGGCGCAAGTGCAGTCGGCGGATCTCAAGTCGACTGACGACGTGATCGTGGGCGATGAGCTGACGGTCAATACCACAGCGGTTGTGGCCAGTGCCTCGGGCTACGTGACGAGCACGGCCAGCCTGTACTCGGCTGCGCTGGAATCCACCGCCGGCACGACTGTGGGCGATGCCCTCGTGGTAACCACGGGCGGCATTGACCTACAGGACGGGGACTTGACCCTCGCCGAGGGTGAGTCCATCGGGAACAGCGTCGCCACCCAGATCGACATCACGGCCACGACCGTGTCCCTGTCGGGGGCTCTGGACGTGACCGGTGGCGATGTCATCCTTCAGAACGACAGCTTGATCGACAACGGCGTGGCCGGAACGATCGGGTTGTCAGCAACGAACGGCGTCGTGGTCACGGACACCCTGACAACCATCGGCGACATCACAGCTGGCACGGGGATCACGGTTACCGCTGGCGGAGTCCTGATCTCGGCGGGCGGTGCGACAGTAACGGCCGGCGGGGTGGACATCCAGGACGGGGCCCTAACCCTGTCGGAAGATGAATCCATCGGCCAGCTAGGAGATGGAATCGTCGCGATCACGGCCACTACGACCTCGCTGTCAGGGAGCCTGGATGTGACCGGCGGGGACGTCATCCTCGAAAACGACGCCTGGATAGACAACGGCGTGGCCGGAACGATAGGGCTCTCTACCACTCTAGGCAACGTGGTAATTTCGGACTCGCTGACCACGGTGGGCGACATCACGGCCGGGACAGGGATCACGGTTTCAACCGGTGGTCTCCTGGTATCGGCAGGCGGCGCCGTCGTCACGACGGGCGGCATCGACCTACAGGATGGGGACTTGACCCTAGCCGAGGGTGAGTCTATCGGAAACAGTGCCGACGGGACTATCGCCATGACCGCGACCAACGTTCTTCTGTCCAACTTCTTGCAGCTGACGGCCGTTGAGCAAATCTTGACGTTCAACGACGAGCCCATAACCCCGACCGCTACGCTGATGGAGATCACGAACGGCGGGAATATCTGGACGGACAGCGTTGTGGCTGGCACAGATGGGCAGCTTCTGATCATCCGTAACACGGCGAACAACAACCTGGTTCTCACGGACACAGCGACGCTCATGCTTTCGGGCAACCTCACGTTGGCTCAGTACGACACCGTTGTGCTGCTCAGTGATGGGACCAACTGGGAACAGCTCGCGACAAGCAATAACTAGGAGGCGAGATGCTAGGCACCCGCTTCCTGGAACTCGCTCACAAGGCCCGCCGCACAGCAGCGGCGGGCACCTCGGAGGCCATCAACGGAGACGCCACGTTTCTCGGGCAGATCACGCGCGCGCTGGTGGTGCTGGACATTGCGTCCAGCGCCACCGACGCCGGCGATGTGCTGGACGTATACGTCGACGTGTCGCTGGACGACCGAGTGACGTGGCTGAATGCGATCCACTTTACGCAGCAAGCTGGCAACGGTTCGGCTGCGAAGCAGTACGCGTTGCTGGCCCTGGATACCGGCGCCGCGACGGTGGTCACGGTCACGGCAGATGCGGCGTCTGGCGTAGTCAGGCCAACGCTGCTGGGGCCGCAGATCAGGGCGCGGTGGACAATCACCGACGGCTCAGCTGACGGCGATCAGGCACACACGTTCCGCGTGTTCGCTTTCGTTTGGTAGAGAACAAGAACTGGAGGACATGATGCAGAAAAGACAGAGGCTCGCGGCGCTGTTGATGGTAGCGGTGGTGGTCGGCCTTGTGGCGATGTTGCTGGTTGCGCCCGCGCCCGTGATGGCGGCCCAGACGGTGACGCCCCAGGACATCGGCACGACCAGCTTCATCAGCATGACGTTGACGACTGAGGACGGCACCGGCTTTTCGTTCGCGAACAACGGCCGATGCTTGCTGGCGATCCAGAGTGCGGTGAGCACGACCTGTTCGCGAACGCACTACATCACCGTGACGACCGATGCGACGTTCCACGGGTTCGCCGTAGCGGACCTGACGGACACCATCTACAGCTCCTCGCCAAAGATCATCGGGCCGTTCAATACCTCGCTGTTCAACGACAGCTCGGGGAATGTCACCGTGGACATAGACCCATACGGCTGGACGGGTGACTATAGCGTGACGGTGCTGAGGTACTGAGCATGAGGCGCCCTATCGAGGACAAGGCGCTGAGACCGGCGGAGGACAAGGATGGGAACCGCGACGCTGTTGACGCCAAGCGAGCTACGGGGCCACGTCGAGACCGATCTGTCCGAGGGCGTGCTGCAGAGCATCCTGGATGCCGAAGAGACCGAGATCATCCGCCGGTACGGCGCGCACGCAACACAGACCGACCTGTTACCAGGCGGCGAGCTTTGGCTTGTGCTTCGGCGCACGCCAGTGTCCTTCACTTCGGTGACGGAGACGGTCAACACAACTAGCACGGTGCTGGCCGCAGACGACTATCGCCACTGGGGCGGTGGGCGGCTGGAGCGCCTGGGCACCGGGACCAACGCACGCTCCGAGTGGGGCGACCGCGTGTCTGTCGTCTACGTGCCCGAGGCACGCAGCGACCAGCGCAAGCTGGTCCTGGTGCAACTGGCCCTGCTGGCCATCCAGTACCAGGGCGTGCAGCGAGAGGCCATCGGCGGCAACGACTATAACGTGGAGTACCTGGACCACCTGCGAGAGCGCGAGCGCCTGATGCGGAGCCTCGCGCCTCGCGGCGGGATGGGGTTTGCATGAGCCCGACGATTCGGCAGCGCATGGCGTACAGGGCGGCGATCTGGAGAGCGACCGAGACCGAAGACGCCTGGGGGGCGCCCAAGAAGGGCACCCCGGAGGTGCACATCGCGTCGCAGCCGTGCTACTGGTATCAGCCGTTTCTGCGCACCTACGGCGCCGGTGAACAGCAGGGCCAACGCAACGTGAACATCTACACCTACCAGCTCATGGTGCCTTTGGGCACCGACATCACAGAGCGCGACCAGGTACAAGGCGTCGTGGACCGACGCGGCACGGCGCTGACCAGCGCGACGATGGAAGTGATCCAGGTCGCGCGACACAAGACGCACCTGATCCTGACCCTGGAAGAGGTGTCGTAGTGGCGAGGCTGCTGACCTGGCACGGCAACGAGGTCGTGAAGAAGGTCCTGGACGCGACCAAGGCCGGCATCGACGAGACGACGCTCAAGTGCACGGAAGCGGCACAGAGCCAGCTCTATCCGGGGCATGGCGTCATCACGGGGATTCTCAAGGGCTCCATCAAGAGCGACGCCGCCGTCGATGAACCTGGCGGCATCGTGGGTCGCTGGGGCAGCCATGACGTGAACTATGCACTACCGATCGAGGCCCGCTACGGCTACCTGCGCTACGCGGTGGACACCGAGTACCCGGGGCTGGCCAAGCGCATCCAGGAGCACCTCGACAAGTGACCATCCAGAACCCGCTCACATCGCTGGCCACGTACCTCAAGGCCGACCCTGCGGTGGCCGCGTTGGCCAGCACGCGGGTGTACGTCGCCGAGACGCCATGGGACGAGGCCACGAACCAGCCACGCTACGCGGTGGCGATCTGGCCTACCGGCGGGCGCCATGAGCACTATGTGCCACTGCAGCCGATCCGGGTGGACATCATCTGCTATGGCGCGACGCACCTCCAGGGACACACCCTGTTCCTGGCGGTGTACGAGGCGATGAAGAACATCGCCAGAGAAGACAACAACGACACCCTGCTACACGTGGCCACCCAGAGCGCCGGGCCGCTGACGGAGCGCGATCCGCGCACGCACTGGCCCTACACCTGGTCCTCGTGGCTGGTGACGGCAGGGGAAGAGACGACAGATGTATAGGAGGCAATGATGGCAGGGTTTCAGCCGTTCCGGCTGCAAATCGGGACAATGGACGTGTACCTGGGGCCAGTCGGCGAGGCCGACCCAGGGGCAGACGTGGCCACGCCGGCGGGCAACTGGCTCACCATCGGGCAGGCAGACGGCCCGGTCACGTTCGCGCCGAACAAGGCCACGATGAACTTGTTCGACAACTCTAGCCTGGGGCCACTCAAGGTGGCGACGACGGCGTTCGAGCCGACGGTGGCCTTCACCCTGGCGAACATGACCCTCGAGAAGGTCGCCGAGTTCTACAGTGACATAACGGTGACGGACGCGGCCGCTGGCGGCGGCACCAAGGGCTACCGGCACTATAGCGTGGGGGAGCCCGACGACGACCAGTGGGCCATGATCTTGCAGAACATCACGGCTAGCCCGTACATGTCCGACCTGTTCCGCATCCTGATCTATGCCGTGAGCGTGAAAGAGCTGGGCGAGCAGGCCTGGACCAAAGAGGACAAGACGGTGCAGCCGGTGACCATGCAGATCCTCAAGGACCCGAGCACGGGGAACTTTTACAAGGTCTACGCAGTGGACGCGGCTGCGGCCTGAGCGTAGCGGATGACTGACACCATACGGGAGGGGGAGTATGGCACGAAAGGAGCGACTGGCGGGCGAGCAGGTGCTAGAGCTGTCAACTCTAGCGCCTATCGCCCGTCGCTATGTGACAGTCGATGGCAAGCAATACGACCTGCTAGACCGGGACGAGATCGACGCCGTAGGCGTGGCGCGGCTTTCGCAGGTGCAGCAGCTGGCGCAAGCGGTGGACGACGTCGACTGGAATGATCCCAGCGACGAGGACATCGGCAAGGCAGAGTCCTTGAACCGCATGGCTGACGTTGTGGTGCGGCTCGTGCTCCCAGCCCTCCCCGACGCGGCACGTAAAAAACTGAGCTTCTTGCAGAAGATGCAGATAGCCCAGGTTTTTCGAGTGACCCCGGAGGAGACGAAGGAGAGCCCGACGCCGGGGGAGAACCCGGAAAGCCCATCGACTGGGGAGAGTGGTGCCCCAAGCTCCAGCGATTCTACGGTGGCAGCGACCCCGGATGTTGGCTGAGACAGCCGCTGTGGTTGGTGCAGGCCTATATCACCATGCTGCCCCGACTGCAGGCTGAGGAAGCGCTGCAGGGCGTGAACGTCCTGCACGCGGGTGACAGCATGATCAGCGCGGGGTCGCGACAGCGCGTGATCGACGCGTGGCAGGAACAGGCGCGGCCCGGCGACAACAGGACACGGACGGTCGAGGACGTGGCTCGCGGCCTTCGGGCAGCGCTCGGGCAGCTATAGCGCGGAGACGAGACATTGGCAGGCAGTGAAAAGCTAGGGACCGCGGTCCTAGAACTGAAAACGGATAGCACGGGCCTGAACGCGGGCATCGCCTCTGCCAAGACGCGCGTCGGGGGACTGGGCGCTGTACTGGGCAGCGTCGGCGGGATTGCGGCCGGGCTGTTCGCTGGCCGCGCCATCGTGGGCGGCATCAAGGAGATGGTCGACGTCTCTGCCGACTTTGAGACGCAGATCAAGTTGCTGGAGGTGGCCGCCAAGGGCTCGGGCGTCAGTTTCGACGACCTGAGCGACGTGGCACTCCAAACGGGTGCTGACACCAGCCTCATCGGAATCAGCGCAAGCCAGAGCGCCGATGCCCTGACCAACTTTTACAAGGCTGGCCTCAAAACGTCTGACATCTTCGGCGGAGCCGGTGGCCTCAACGCCTACATGGAAGAGGGCGCGGAGCTCTCCGGGGCTTTCCGCGCCGCCATTGACCTGCAGGCCGCATCAGAGCTGAACCTGGATCAGGCCTCTGATCTGCTGGCCACAACCATGAGTACGTTTGGCATCAGCGCGGAAGAGGCCACCAAGATCACGGACAATCTGGTGCAGTCCGCTGACGCCTCGGTGACCAGCGTTCCCGAGCTGGCCGCTGCCATGGAGACTGTGGGGTCGACGTTTGCCTCGTTCTACGGCGAATCGTTAGGGGGCATGGGTACCCTCGAGGAGTTGAACAATCTGCTCGCCGTGCTGTCGTCCCGTGGCATTCGGGGGGCTGAGGCGGGGACGGCGCTTAAGTCGATGATGATGCAGCTACTAACCCCCGCCTCCGCAGCCAAGGACGCTCTGGCCGCGGCGGGGTTCCATGCCTTTACTGCGACAGGTGACATCCGCGGCATGGGCGAGATGATGGATGAGCTGGGGACCATCCTGCTCAAGAACGCTTCGACCTCGGGTCTTACGGTAGGCATGACCCTAGCTCAGTCAAGGGCGTTTCACAAGTTGCAGGAAGAATACGACGGGCTGGTTGCATCTTCCACAGAACTCACGGAAAAGGTAGAGGGCGGAGCAGGGGCCACCGAGGAAGAGGTGCGGCAGTATTGGGCTCTGCAAGACACGCTGGCCCAGACGGCCCGCGCTCTCAATGATATGACCAAGGTCCAGTATGACGCGGCCACTGGCATGGCGATCATGACCGACGAGGCCTCCACTTTTCTCAGCAAAAAGGCCGCAGGCTCCTACGGCATCAAAGCGCTGACCACGCTGATGGCCGAGGGCCAGACGGGGCTGGATGAGATGACCGCGGCCACCGCCGAGGCCTCGACCGCCGCCGATGTATCCGCTGCCCGCACCTCTGGTCTCAACGGTGCGATGGAGGCCCTGGAGGGCACCATCGAGACGTTCATGATCAAGGCCGGGACGCCGCTGATCGAAAAGTTTTTCACTCCGCTGGTGAGTTTCGCGGCCAAGGTCGTAGAGAGCGTCATCCCCATGCTGGATGGCTTTGGGCCAGCGCTTGACAGTGTGGGCAGCGTCGTAGGAGGGCTTCTGGAAAAGACCCAGGGGCTAGGTGACGTAGAGGGGCCCACCGTTGGGGCCCCCACGGCGGGATCCGTGGGTGTAAACGCCACAGAGCTGGCCACAACTATGATGTCTGGCCTGGCGGATGCCATCACCACGCACCTTTCCGCGAACTCGGCCGCCTATGCCACTGCTATCACCACAGGGATGCTCGACATACTCAAGGCCGTGCCGCCCAAACTGTTGCTAAAGGTGCCGGACCTTGCCGGGGCACACGCCGGCGTGTATGGAGCGGTGATAGGAGCGGGCATCAAAGGATTGTCAACGTTGGTTGGCGGGTTCGCCACGACTCTGTGGGATTCAATAACGGGCATCTTCGACAAAGCAGGTGAAGATGCGGACGCGGACGATGCAGGGAAGACAAAAAGCAGCGCCAATATTCTAGGGTTCTTCAACGGGGTCATGAAGAAGTTTATGGACGGGCTTACGGGCAATACAGAGTGGCCCAAGGCGATAGGCGACTGGATACTGGGGTTGGTGACGGGGCTAGAAGATTTTAGTGTAGCGGAAACAGACAAGTTCATCGCCTTGTTTACGGGCGACCCGGACGGGATCATCACAAAGGGGATACAGTCTATCGAGGATGAAGTAGAGTCCATCAAGCAGGCTGGCCGCGACCTGTTGTCAGGGTTCTTTGAGGGCCTGGGCGACAGCAAGATAGCCCAAACTGGCAAATCGGTCTGGGAAAAAGCCACTGGGTGGTTGCCCAAGAAGACCAAGGACGAATACGACGCCCACTCGCCGTCGAAAGTCATGATGGCGATTGGCGGGGACATCGTTGAGGGCTTGGGTATCGGTATCAGCAATGGCATTCCCCAGGTCGAGGGTAGTTTTAGCGGCGTGATGGATGTCTTCGACTCCATCGTCGGATGGCTGACCCGGTTCGCCATGGTCGCTGGCAGCAGTGGCATGGAGGCCGCCGGCGAGACCTTTGAGGACATCGCCGACGGAATCGAGGATATGTCGACCGCCTTCATGCAATTCGCCCAAGGCGCCAAGGCCGTGAAGGAGGGCGAGCTGGATCGCGGCGGCATGATCGCTTACCTGGACGAATGGGCCTGGGCAGCCGGCCAAGCGGTGATCCGAGTGCAAGAGGTGGTCAAGAGCGTCGGCTCCGAGACCATCACCAAGATGAAGGGCAGAGCGACACGCCTGGGTACGATCCTCCAGAGCCTGGTCACCGATTTCTCCAAGTGGAAGCCGGGCGACATGACCCAGATGCGGGCCTACCTGGACCAGCTTGGCGTGTTTCTCCCCGAGATCGTGCGTAGCCTGGTGAGCATGGTGACCGATCCCGAGACGGGCCTGGGCAGCATCATCCTCGACGATGTAGTTGTCTGGTCTGGTCAGCTGGCCTCCACGTTCCAGCTCATGGGCGCGAACCTGGCGGGGATCAAGCCAAGCGGGGCAAAGAACTTTCTGGACGACGCCTCGACCTACCTGGACCAGGTGTTCGGGTTCGCCAGGCTGGTCAAGGACAAGATTCTGGGGTTGGTGGATGACCCGCTGGCACCCGACGCCTACAAGGCCTACGAGGACACGTCCAAGGCGGTGCCCTTCATCACTGGGCTGCTGGGCCTGATGGGCAAGGACCTCAAAGCCGAACTCCCCGAGGAGGGCTTTGAGGAGACGCTGCCCGAGTACCTGCGCCTGGCCGAGTGGGCACTGGATCAGATCATGCCATCCGTGGAGAGCATGCTTGGAGAGTGGGGGCAAGTCGAGGGCGATGCCAAGTCGGCGCTCGAGGTGGGCTCTGGCGCGGTCGGCTGGATCACTAGCCTGCTGGGGCTGGGCAGCCAGAAGATGGGCGCAGAGCTGCCCGAGAAGGGCTACGAGAAACGCCTCCCCGAGTACCTGCGCTTGGGCGAGTGGGCGCTTGACCAGATCCTGCCGATGGTGGGGCGCATCGTCACCAAGTACGGCCAGGCCGCGGGCGACGCCAAGAGCGCGCTGCAGGTCGGGTCCGAGGCCGTCGGCCACATCACCAGCCTGCTGGGCCTGGGCAGCCAGGAGCTCAAGGCGGGGGAGATCGGCGAGGGCTTTGCCGAGAACCTGCCCGTAACCCTCGCGGCCGCAGAGTGGGCCGTTGACCAGATCATGCCCGTCATTGACAACTTGATTGTCAAGTGGGGGCAGGCCGAGGAAGGCGCCAAGTCGGCCCTGGAAAAGGGCGGCGAGGCCGTCGGGCATATCACCGGCATTCTGGGCCTGGCAGGGCTGGACCTCAGCGTCAAGACCACGGCGGGCGACTTTCAGGCAGGGCTGGCGAACCTGCTGGCCAACGCCAAGCTGGCCATGGCCTCGTTGATGCCCTTTTTGTCTCAGCTGCGCAGCACCTACATCACCGAGTTGGCCGGGGTCGAGACGGACACCCTGGCCCTGAACGGCGAGATCGCCGAAAAGCTCGGGCCGATCATGGACCTCATGGGCCTGGCCTCGACGTTCGAGGCCCTACAGACGCGCAAGGCAGACCCAACGGTGCGCCGGTTCGCTTTCGAGGTCGTGATCGCCCGGTTCATCACGCAGATGAAAGAGGCCAGCAAGCAACTCAAGGTGGCCCTCCCCGAGATCGAGACCATCTGGGACGGGGCCCTGGACACGGCTGTCACGCTGGTCGAAAAGATCGCGGCCTTTTTCGGCCACATTGCCACAGCGCTGAAGAGCGGCGAGGAGATCGCCCTGAGCAAGGGCCTCAAGCCGCAGGCGGTGCTCGACAGCCTGGGCGTGTTCACCGAGATGGTCACCGGCATCCAGACCATGGGCGGCTGGCAGGGCGTGTTGGGTGGCATCCAGGGCGGGGCATCGGCGCGGCAGGCACATTCGGCGCCCCGACGGTGCTCAGTGGCCTGACGGTGCCCGAGGCAGCGTACACCAACCCGGACCTGGGCGGCGGCGGCACTGGGGGACTGGCCGCCGCGTTCCGCAAGGCCCTAGACGAGAGCGGGGCGAGGGTGACGGTGGATCTGTTCTATGAGGGCGAGAAACGGGGCGAGACGACAGTGAAGCTCAAGCGGGCGGGCAATCAGTCCGTGCGCCTAGCAGCGGGGATAGCATGAGCGCTGGCTGGTGGAACGACAACCTGCTGTGGATGACCGGCGGCGTCACGCCGACGCGGCTCCTGCAAGACGAGGTGGGCATGGGCGCCCCCCCGCGGCAACACGCGGTGGAGAACCTGGGGGACGCCAGCATCCACATCTATCGCGGCACGGTGCTCACGCCCCGCGAGTACGGCGTCACGGTGCAGATCGCGCCGGACCCGTACACCAAGGCGGGCATCGACTCGGAGCGCCAGGACTGGGAGACGTGGCACCGCACGGACGGCGGCTCCTGCGAGTTCAAGCGCCTGACCGAGAACAATAACACCTACATCCTCGATGCCGTGGCCATGGGGGCGCAGTGGTCACGCGTTGGCGGCCACGTCTACGACGTGACGCAGGTGTACCAGGCGGTCAACCCATACTGGCGCAACGACACCGAGCAGAGCCAGGCAGCCACATTCAGCGATGCGGCGGACGTGTCCCTGGCCGTGGCCAACTCGGGCACGGAGGAGGCGTGGCTGCGCTTTGCCATCGCCGGGCCGGTCAACATGCCCAAGATCGCCCTCAACAGCGACGTCTGGCTGCACTTTGACATGGACCTGGCCGTGGGGGATGCGCTGGCCATCGACTGCAAGCCGCCGATCACGGTCTACTACACGCCCAGCGGGGGGAGCGCGGTGCGGGCCTACTGCTATCGCAAGGCGGGCAGCGACTTTCTGAACATGAAAGCGCCGACGGGGACGAATAACCTGACCATCACCAGCGCAAGCGGCTCAGGGACGTGCACAGCCCACTGGTATTATTGGTATGAGACGATTGAATAATGCCAACGATTGACGGCACCTGGCGCCGGTGGCATCGCCGCGACCTGCGCATAGAACTCATCAACCACGACCTGGAGACCATCGGGCTCCTGGACGAGGCGTACAAGCCCGCCTTTGACTTTGGTTGTTTCGGCAAGGGCGAGGGCTCCCTGTCGTTGCACCTGGACAGCAAGTTCGCCGACGATCTGGTCGACAATGAGGACTGGTACTTTCGCGTGTACCTCGGCGAGCATCATCTGCGCGACTTTATGCTGCGCAAAGACGACCGGGGCTACACCGTCGCCGACATCGGCGTGCGAGAGTACGTCGAGCTCACGCTTGACCCGCTCGATTGTATCACCAAGTGGCGCCACTGCTTGCCAGAGACCAGCGCCGGGGACTTTGAGACGCCGGACGACGAGCTGGACAACGGGTTCAAATGGATCGTCGATTACTGCATGGCCCCCAACGCCTACGCCGACCCGGTGGACGCAGCTAGCCGTGTCCTGACCGGCATGACCATCCAGGCCAACAGTTCAGACCACGACACCAGCCAGGTCATCACCCAAGCGCACAAGCAGAGCCTCTACGAGTTCCTGGTCAAGTGGGGGCAGAACTGGGACATCGACT